CCATTTTTTTGAACCAACTATTAGCTCTGAATCTTGATACTCACCAGTTTCACAAAATTTGTAATAATCTTGAATGATTTTCTCACACGCTTTGTCATATTTTAAATTAAATATATCTTGTACTAATTGACAAGCATTACCATATCTTCCTGATGAATGGCATTTAAAAACAATTTTTTTACTATTTCTGTCTACATAAATAAACATTGAAGGAGTATTGTCATTGGTATTAAACACACTTTTAATTCTAATTGATTCACCATTAATGTCTTGTGTTAGTCCTAAGTAATACTTAAATATCCAGGAATCTGGAATGTCATCTAATGATCTAATGTACTTTCTACTTGAAAACATAAATGCAAATTTACAAAAAGAAAAAAGGGTAGGTACAATTTATACCCACCCTTATTCTTTATATTATTATTTAGTTATTTACCAAAAGGCAAGTCAATGTCACTCATTGGAACACTTCCTGGTTTTGGAAAATCATCAGCAATTGTATTTGATGATGAAGCTGCTGCTTGAGTAGGTTCAAAAGATGTTAATGGTTCTTTATCTTCTACTTTTTCTTTAGCTTTTGTAATATGAACTGTTTCATCAAACTCTATAAAATTATGAGGTTTTCTATCATCATCTTCTAATGCAGAGAATGGAAACAGATTCTTACGAGGTTGTGGTTTTGGAAAAGACAATCTGTAATTTGGTATTGTATATCCTTCATTGAAATACTCAGAACCTGCAATTGTAAAGTGACCCCATAATTCAGGATCTATTAAATACTTACGTACCTCTGATACATATTCTTCAATAGTATCACCTTCAACACCTTTTTCATTCATTTTGTGAAGAATACCCATCTGTTTTGCAAGGTTGTTAACCCAGTTATAGATTTGGTTATCTCTTTGAATAACTTTACCTTCATAAGTATAAGTACTATATGGCCAGTCACCTGACTTTACATTACCAACTTGACCTCTGTATTTGCCAAGACTTGGATTATTTTTATCAATGTCTAGTCCATCAAATTCATCACCTTTGTCAATACCTTCTAATCGAAGTGTTACAAAATATGCTTCTTTGTTATAACCTGGAGTTTCTAGAACCATGTCAATAATTCTACAATAATGTGTTCCTGGTCCTATGATTTTAGACATACCATTTCCACCTGTTTTTTCTTTAAAATCGCTAGATTTAAACATAATTTTCTTTTTTTAAGTGTTTTTAATCAATATAAATTTTATCCCAGTGTGTAATAATCTTTCCATCTTCGTCTGGTTCAGAGATGGTGATTTCTTGATTTCTCAAGTGCTCAGGGCGTGCACCACAAGCGATTTCGTCAGTTGTCAAAAAACTCATGATATTCTTTTTACCTTTTCTATAGATATAAGCAATAGCATCTGAGTTTGACGTTGTAATACGTTTTAGTTTACCTGTCAAATCAAGATCAAGTGAGTTAAATTCTGCACCATTTTTCTCTAACAATGTATCTTTGATGTGACCAACAAAAATAACATGTGGAGCTAGAGTTTTTACATAGTTAAGAACTTTCTCAAAAGCTTGACGCAACCATGGATAACCAGCACCATTTGGCATATTTAAAATACTACCATATTGTGCTTTTCCTTCACTGAACCATTTTTTACCCATTAAACTTTTAGAGTACAACTCTTCAGCATAAGGAACACAAATTGATTCTAATGCAGTAATAGTATCAAGAGCAATGTATTTATAAGGCTTTCCTGCCTCAATAATCATGTTCCCAATAGTTACAATGTCAGATACAGTTTTAGCTTTGAGCTTTAACGCATCAACATAATCACTACCTTCCTCCAAGTCAATGATAAGACAATTATCTAACTGTGAAAGTAATGTAGTTTTTCCAATCTTTGGTTTGCTAAAAATGACCATATTCTTTGGACTTTTTACTTCAGCAATAACCTTTTTTGTTGGTAATACAAAGCCACCTGGTGCTTCTACTTTTTCTTTTGTTGCCATTCTATTCCTGTTTTAATTAAATCGTTTAACCACTCTTTATTTGACAAAGGTACGTTCTGTTTAACACAGTAATAATCACGCATTGTCATTGCACTAAAATGGCTATCCTCTTTTTCAGAATACATGCCAGGAAATAAATCTTCTTCAGATTCATCCTCAATTGTAATTACGTCTGCATATGCAGATGTTACTGTTGTAGAGTTAACAAGTTCTAAATCAGATAATCTAACAGCATATGTGTTTCGTCCTTCTATAGAAGTTTCTACTTCAACATATTTTTTTGTGTTTAATTTCCAATTTGGATTGTTTACTAATCTGTACAACTTTCTATTTTTGCGATCATAATGTTCTTGATCCCAATCAAACATCTCAATATAAAAATCTTGATTGCATGATAATTCACTTGCCCAAAAACGAACACATTCTACTCTTTCATCTCCAAATTCTTTACCCATGTAACAGAGTTTTGAACCAAACTTAGGACTGGAGATGCCCATGTGGTTAAATAGATTCTGCCAAAAAGGTAGATACTCAGTGGTAATCTGCGTAATATGCTTCTTTTTTTCAGGCTCTGTTGAGGCTTTAAAATTACTACTCATTTGTTAAAATTTAAATTATTAATCACTTTTTCGCTGTATATGGTTCCTTGTCAGGTTCATATGCTTCAACAACTTCCATCTTTGCATAATCTGCTTTATACCATTGAATACTTGTCTCTCCAAATCTATTTTTGAGAACATGCATCGCAAGTAAATACTTGTCACTAGGACCAATGATGTACTTTTGAGGGCCATACCTACTTATGTTATACTTGGCTGGCCTGTTATATGCAATCATTACGTCTGCGCATTGTAAGAGATAATCGCTTCCAAAAACATCTGCCTCAGTTGGATAGTTTTCCAACTTACCTGGCTTTTGTCTTTCAGCATTGTCAATCTCTCTATTTAACTGAGTAAGAATAATAAACGTAACAGGTAGTTTATTTTTCATCTCAGTCAACATTGTAGCAAGATTTTGCAATGTAACTTGTTTACTGGTTTCTGATGCTGACTGGCGTACCAGTAATGTGTGGTCCAGCGTTACCACAAAAGGTTTTTTGTATTCGTTATAGAATAATCTAATTGCATTTGCCATATCTGGAACAGACATAGACCTATCAATAACATATTCTTTACGTCCACTTTGTTTGCCTACATACGTACTCAATTTTTCATAATCTCCTTTGGTCAATGGTGGCATTCCATCGTCTTGTGCAGATTGTAAGTAACGTATGTCTATATTGTTTGATGCAGATAATTCTCTGACACCCATGTTTCTACCAAGCATTTCAAATTGAAAATGTAAAACCATAAAATCTTGGTCTTTATTATTTTCTTGCAATGCTCTTGCAATTGTAGCAGCAATAAGTGTTTTACAAACACCTGGACGTGCAGCAAGAACATATAAGGATTGCCATTCAATACCATTGAGACCAATTTTATTAAATCCTTCCCATGAAGTTTTTAAAGAAACAATTTCTTTTCTTGCACGTTTTGCTACATATTCTAGACTTTCTTCAAGTATATCACTGTATTTTCGCCATGGCTTTTGATGCGAAGCTGACGCATGAGATGCTGAATTAACAGTCTCTGGTTTATTGTACATAATGTAATTTTTTGATAAGCAAATATACTAATAATTTATGATATAAAAATTTATATTAAAGAATCTTTATAATTATTAAAGTCTAAATCAAACTCTTGATAGTTTATAAAAAACTCTTCTCCTTCTTGTATATCAACAATTGTATATGTAAATTCACCTTTTATTGTAAGATTTGGATTATAACTGTGATTGACAAAAATTGATGTGTCTGCTGAACCATAATAATAACCATCATCTTCTTTCCAACCATACTTTTTAAAGTATTCTTGTTGTGCTGCATTAAGGTTATTAAATTTTTCTTCTGACATTTGTATATCTATACCATCAATAAATTCGTACACTATTGCACCTTTTGGAATAAATTCTTTAGCAAACAACCCTAATCCCATATCAGGATTAGTTGCAACTTTGACTTCTGTTCTATATTTAAACATATTTATTTTAGTTTTAGTTATAACTTATACTACCATAATATTTTGGTAGAATTTAATTTTTCAAGTTCAGAGTTTACTTTATTAAACACATCATCACAATTCCATTCTTTCTCACGTGCATATGCTGCTGACGC